GGGCGGCAAACCCGTTGAGGAGCAAGAACAACGCATTACCCCTGACGTACCGCAAACCAAGACGATGGCTGAAAGTAAGCAAGGCAATACAGCCTTGGCAACATCTGCGATTGGCGTGGCGGGTGTTGCTAAAACCGCAGCCGATCATGCGTCAGACATTGTTGGTCAAGCGCAATCAGCAAACGACTTACTTACGCAGGTACAAGGGCTTTTGTCCAATACGACTTTTGACCTGTTTTTAGTTATTGTTCTTTGTGGGGCAGCAATTTGGTACTGGCGGTCAAAACATTTAGAGGAGCATGGCGTATGATTGCTTTTCTTCTTACCCCTATAGGGCGGTATGTTGCTATAGCAGCCATTGTAATTGTTGCCCTTTTTGGGGTATATTACAAAATAAGTTCAGACGCAGTTTCAGCCTATCAAGCTAAGGAAACGGCGCAGTCTCTGGAGCGGGTCGATGAAGCCATTAAAGCTGGTGATAGGGTTGATGCTATTGACAGCAGCCCTGACGGGTTGCGCAGTCCAGATGCCTTTGAGCGTAAGTAGTACCTGCGCTGTGTGGACTGGTATTGGTTGGTCTCCCAAAGATACCGACCAAACCATTCACGATGTAAAGGAAAATAATGCACGCCGTGAGGCATATTGCCAAGGTGTTAAATGAGCGTTCCAGCAACCAATGCCTTAACGTACAATGGCTACATCACTCAAATGGCTGAGATGGCTATTGTGCCAACCTTTACGTCTGCAACCAATACCACAATTAATGGCATTAATTATTTAGCTAACGTAACCTACGGCGGTACTACATCAAACCCTGATACCAATTTTAATACCATTATACCTATGATGCTAAATTATGCTGAACTTCGTATTCAGCGTGATTTAGATTTAAATCAATCAATGACAACAAATACTTACAATTTGTCTTCTGGTAATAATTTATTGAGTATTTCAGTTAATGATTTTGTTACATTACAAACATTTTCTGTTACCTCAAATGATCAAACTGTTGTTAATGCTCCTTTAATTCCAACAACAAAAGAATTTATCAACAACGTTTATCCCTATGGAACGGGTGCTACAGGAACCCCTAAATACTTTGCTGTTTATGGTGGTGATCAGGCAACTTCAGGTAATACATCTCAATTATTTATAGTTGGCCCCTATCCAGACCAGAATTATAGTGTTTTGGCTGTTGGTACAATACGCACACCTTCTTTGTATCAATTTGCTAATACTTCTCAAGCAGCCACAAGCACAAACTTCATAAGCACATATTTGCCAGATTTATTGATTATGGCATCGCTTGTTTATGTATCTGCATATCAACGCAACTTTGGTCGTATGTCAGATGATCCTGCTCAGGCTCAAAGTTATGAAAGCCAATATCAAAGTATGCTAGCTCGTGCAATTGCGGAGGAGTATCGCAAAAAATTCCAAGCATCTGCTTGGTCATCTACTTCACAATCTGCTGTTGCTACGCCTACACGGGGGCCATAATGCCTCATGCTTCACTTCAACTAATACCAGGCGTAGATGAAAACAAAACACCAGCCCTTAACCAAGCAGCTATATCGTATAGCCAGCTTATTCGTTTTATTCCTGATCGTACTGGCCTTGGCTTGGTTCAAAAATATGGCGGATGGCAAAAATTCATTCCCGTTTCAATCGGATCACCTATCAGGGCATTATGGGCTTGGGAAGATGCCAACGCACAAACTTGGTTAGCTTATGGTGCTACAGCATCGTTAGGAATTATACCTAACGCAAATGGCAGTGTTCAAAATATAACACCTCAAACCATTACAAGTTCTTCTGTCCCTGTTAATGTTTCTACTACAGCTGGAAGTAATATTATTACAATTACTCAAACTGCTAGTAATATCAGTAATTACGATACAGTTTTTATTGAGACACCTATTGCTGTTGGTGGTCTTGTTTTGTTTGGTTTGTATCAATGTTATTATGTTTCTGCTGATACTTATCAAATTTTAGCTACCGATGTTTTAGGCAACCCATCCCCTGCTTACTTCTCAACAAGCACACCTAATACAACGACTGGCGCATCTGGATCGGGAACAGTTGCAACATTAACTTTTTCTGGGTCTTATGTTTATCCTGTTGGATCATACATACAAGTTAGTGGCGTAACACCAACTGGTTATAATGGTTACTATCAAGTAACCGCTTCATCTGCTGGATCTGTTTCTTATGCAAATACAACAACTGGCTCACAAACAGTTGCTGGAACCATATCAAATACTGGCACAGTTCCGCTATATACAGTTGTGAGCGGAAGCCCAGACATTACAGTTACGCTTCCTGATCATGGTTATAGCGTTGGAAGCACTTATACAGATTTAATCCCCACTACAGTTGGTGGAATTACAATAACTGGTGATTATTTTGTTACAAATGTTATTAATGCCAATAATTTTGTTATCACTAACAATAATTTAGCTACAAGTTCTACTAGCGCATTTATGAATGGCGGAAACGCTTATTATTTGTACTACATTGGTATCGGCCCATTAGCTACTAGCACAGGTTATGGTGTTGGTGGGTATGGCGTTGGCGGTTATGGAACAGGCGTACCTGAAACAGCACAGACTGGAACACCAATAACAGCAACTGATTGGACATTAGACAATTGGGGTAGCGTATTTATTTCAAACCCATTGGGCGGTGGAATATTTACATGGGACCCAACAGCTCAAACACAAGTTGCGAATATTATTCCTGAAGCACCATCAAACAATAATGGTGTTTTTGTCGCAATGCCTCAACGCCAGCTTGTTGCATGGGGTTCAACATTTAACGGAATTATTGACCCGTTATTAATTCGTTGGTCTGATGTTAATGATTATACTGTTTGGGCGGGTCAAATTACCAACCAAGCAGGTTCTTATCGTATTCCAAAAGGTTCAAGAATTGTTCAATGTATTCAAGGGCCACAGCAAGCTCTTATCTGGACTGATCTTGGCCTTTGGTCTATGCAATATATTGGCCCTGATTTTGTTTATAGCTTTAATGAAATCGGTACTGGTTGCGGTCTGATTGGTCGTAAAGCTGCTGCGTCAATGATGGGCGTAGTTTATTGGATGGGTCAATCACAGTTTTATATGTTATCTGGCGGCGGTGTACAGCCTATTCAATGTCCAGTTTGGGACGTTATTTTCCAAGACTTAGACACAAGCAATTTGGATAAAATTCGCATAGCTGTTAATAGCCGATTTGGTGAAGTTGCTTGGTTTTATCCAACGAAAGGAAATAGCGGCGAAATAAACGCCTACGTTAAGTACAACGTTGTTCTTAATTGTTGGGATTATGGTGTATTGCAGCGTACAGCTTGGATCAACGAAAGCGTATTTGGTCCACCAATTGGCGCTGATGCTAATGGCTATATTTATCAGCATGAAACTACTGCCGATGCCGACGGATTGCCAATGGTTAGTAATTTCCAGACTGGATATTTTGTTATTCAGGAAGGTGATTTGCAATCATTTATAGATCAAGTTTGGCCTGATATGAAATGGGGTTATTTTTTACCCCCATCTAATGGAGGAGCAACGTATCAAAGTCCTACAGCAACAGTTCAATTAACTTTTTATGTGGCAAATTATCCTGGCGATACACCTATAGCTTACGGACCATTTAATTTAACTCAAGAAACTGAATGGATTAGCCCAAGGTTTAGAGGGCGGTTGGTTTCTATTCAAATAAGTTCTAGTGATATTGGCTCATTTTGGCGTATCGGCAATATGCGATACCGCTATCAACCCGATGGAAAATACTAATGAGTGCATCATTATCCGATATTTTAACCACTCAAAAAAATGGTGTTGTTGCGTTAAATAACATCGCTTCCAATAACATTAAGTTTCAAGGAACAGCAACTTCTGCTACTGTGACTGCTAACACTCTTGTTGTTACAGGTAAGGGTCGATTGGTGAATTATGCTGTTGTAGTTGCTGGAACGGGTGTGGGTGGAGTTTATGATAGCGCCACAATAGCCGATGCTGCGGCGGCTAATCAGCTTTGTGCCACAGTAGAAACATTGGGCGTATTTGAAACTGGTCAAATATTCACAAATGGTTTGGTTATAAAGCCAGGCGCAGGTCAATCCATTAACGTAACTTATGCTTTGGGATAATAGCCATGCCACTTAAAAAAGGGTCATCCCAACAAACGATAAGCAGCAATATTGCAGAGATGGTTCATTCGGGTCATCCTCAAGATCAAGCCGTGGCTGCTGCATTAAATATAGCCCGTAAGGGTCGTGATATGGGTGGGTATTTTTCAGGTAGCCCTACTCCTCAAGTTAATACAACTTATACTGGTCCAATGCTTCATGTGGGGCCAATACACAGTCCTGTAGCTGGTCGTACAGATCATTTACCTATGCACGTTCCTTCAGGGTCATACGTTATTCCTGCCGATATTATTTCCTCAATGGGTGAAGGAAATACAATGGCGGGATTTAAGCAAATGAAACGTATTTTTGGCGGCACTCCTTATGGACAAGCTGATACGGCTTATAGCCAGCCAACTTCTCCCTATGGGGCAGATTTACCTAATAAAGCCCACGGCGGATCAACTGGATCAGTTCCAATTGTTGCTGCTGGTGGGGAATATGTTCTGCATCCTCGTGAAGTCCAATGGGCTGGGGACGGGGATTTAGACACAGGGCATCGAGTTTTGGATGATTGGGTTAAAGCCATGAGAGCCAAAACAATTGATACCCTAAAAAAACTACCTGGCCCAAAGCGTGATTGAGGGAAGCGCATGAAAAAAGGTGTAGAAGTACGAATTGCAACCCCAGAGGATGAGGACGAAATTATTCGTTTGGCTTTGAAACTTTGGGAAGAAAATGGCATGACCGAAATAGATGTAGATCGGGTTAGAGCTATGATCAGACCCGCTTTATATCTTTGGGAAGGAATTTGTGGGGTTATTGGAAAACCAGGCGGTCAACTTGAAGCAGGGGTTTTGCTAAGAGTGACACAAATGTGGTATTCTAATTCCTATGTACTTGAAGAAAAGGCAGTTTTCGTGGACCCTGAATTTAGAAACTCAAGGGGTGGCAATTACCCAACGGGTGGTAGGGCTAGAAAATTATGCGATTTTTCTAAAAAAGTTGCAGACGATTTGGGTATTCCATTGCTAATTGGTATATTATCTAACCAGCGCACTGAAGCTAAGGTTCGTCTGTACGAAAAGCATTTTGGTAATCCTGCTGGAGCCTATTTTCTGTATAACAGCAAAACTGGCAACCACGAAGGTTTGACGGAGCATTAATATGGGTGGCGGCGGCGGAAAAGGTGGCTCAAGTACACAAACTGTGCAGATACCCCCAGAGGTATTGGCACGATATAATGCCGTCAACGCCCAAGCTCAACAGATTGCTGGTATTAATCCTTGCACTGGTCAGCCCAATACGCCCTTTAAATGCTACAGCACGACTGCCTGTGGCTTTGTAGCTGGTATTAACCAGACGCAGCAAAGCGGTATTAACAACATCGTAGGTAGCCAAAATGCTGCCGCTCCATCGTTCCAAACTGCTTTAAATCTTACACAAGGCGCAGCTGGCGCTATTAATCCTAATGCACTTTGCACACAGAAATATATGAACCCATACATTCAGTGTGTTGTTGGTTCATCATCCCGTTTGCTGCAACAGCAACAAGCACAGCAAATGGCTGGGCAAACGGGTAATGCTATCCGTTCTGGCGCATTTGGTGGTGATCGTGCTGGAATTGCTGCTGCTAATTTAGCGGGTCAACAAAATTTAGCTTATGCTAACGCAATTAACCCATTGTTATCAGCAGGTTATACACAGGCTCAAGGCGTTGCGCAGCAACAGCAGGGCGTGTGTCTTGCTGCTCAACAAGCCAATGCTGCTCGTCAATTACAAGCTGCTCAACAGATCGGTGGCCTTGGGGCTGCTGCACAGAACGCCGCTATTACTGGCGGTCAAGCTGCTTTAGCTGCTGGTACAGCACAACAACAAACTTGTCAGGCTGGCAAAACGGCTCTTTACAATCAGTTCTTGCAAAAGCAAGGCTACCCCTT